CTCCTCACTCATACGCTCGCGTGCTCGCTCACCCATGAGATATGCATAAGAGACCTCAATAGCGTAGTTGTCGATGCAGTTGACCAGATTGTTGGTTTCCTTGGCAATGCACATCCGCTCTAAGACCAACTGTGGTTTTTTGAAAATGCCGTCCGGGCAGAGATTCCAGCCGCAGAAAGTGGGGCTGTTTGTATGGCAAACTTTCGCCTTCAACTTGAGCTTGCTCAAAAAGCCTGAATGCTCGGTAGACTTGTGTAACTTCTTATTGGAGCACATATCGTCCCCCGCAAAACAAATGCGCTCGTCTCCTTTGAGCTTGTATTGCAGGAAGGTGAAAAGCATGTTTGCCATCGTGTTGAAGAGGAACGTACTCGCTTCCCCCGAAAATCTCATGATGGAGAAATTGCCCAACTTAGACCCCAGATGTGTCTTTATGTATCTGTAATCCTCAATGAGATCATTAGGCAGACCCAGATAGCGCATAAGACACAGCTCAAAAGCCATGATGTACTGGTCCTGACTAGCGTCAAAAGCCTCATAATCTGATTCAGTGCACAAAGCTCCAAACGAACCACGTTTAACCCAAGCGTCCAGCTCTTCCAACCCCTTGCCGGAATGAATGTAAAACCGCTCTGGCAAAGCTTCATGTAACTTCTTCTCAATGTACCTCATGTATGGCGCGAAGCGGCACAGCACAGAGTGCTGAAAGCATACAATTGTTTGTGCTGCTTTTGCATCGCGGAAACGATTATCAAACTTGGTACATAGCTGAGATTTCGAAAAAACCAATCCCACGTCAGCTAGCCAATCTTTGCAAGACCTGTTGCTATGATTTTCGATCGTGGCTGCACTCTTGCTCGTTTTCTTCTCCTCGAACTCAAATTTGGCTAACTCCATCATCCGCGGATTATGTGCAGGTTTAAGCGGCACGCGACTCAAGAATTCCTTAAGTAAGAAAGGCCCATACGGCATGGCTTGCTGCAATTTTGCAGCCTCTTTCATGGGGCAGGAAAACCTCAA